CTACAAAAATTTGCAGACCAACTAGGTTATGTCAGTGGACTCATGGGCGGTATTGGTCAAAGTCGTGCTGGTGCTGGCCTTGGTGTTGCTACTGGAGGATTCTTGGGTGGTGCAGGAACTATTCTTGGAGCACTAGGTGTTAAGTCCTTATTAAGTGGGGGTGCTTCTAAAATTAGCGGTGCTCTTAAGGGTGCTTTCGGTAAACTTGGCGGAGTAAAAGGTCTTTTAGGAAAAGCAGGTGCTTCTGGAATAACTTACGCTGCTCTTGAGCAAGGACAAAAGTTTTTAAACAAAGCAAATGTTCCCGATGAGGTTCGCTATATTGCAAACCTTCTTTATGATGCAGGTCAGGGCGGTCTTACTGGATTAGCGACTGGAAACCCTTATGTTGCTCTAGGCGGTGTTGCAGCAGGTACTGCTGGTGCGGTTGCTAATCCATACGGTAAGGGCGGACCTTCTGGTAATTCTTTTGGCGGTTCCTTTGGTGCAAGTCAATCTCAAGTGGCTCTTTCAAGCCCCGTTTCAGGTGGCTTAACCAGTGCCTCTTATGGTGACAAGGGAAAGATTTGGAATGGTGGAAAGCACACAGGAAATGATTACCCATGTCCAATTGGTACAGATGTTCGTGCAACCATGGACGGTGTTGTTTACAACGATAACCCTACTAGCGAGTACGGTAAGACTGTTCAAATAGACCATGGAAATGGCTACCAAACATTATTTGGTCACCTTTCAAAGGTGCTAGTTTCAAATGGTCAGCAAGTTAAAAAGGGCGATGTTGTTGGTAAGTCAGGTGATACTGGAAATGTAGATGGTCCTCACGTTCACTACGAAGTGCGTAAAGGAAAGAACAACCCTGTAAACCCAGACCAATTAAAAGCGGGAGCAGACGGTGGGTTCTCTGCGGTAAACGCTCTAACCTCTGCCAGTTTAACTTCTTCGGTATCAGGCACAGAAGGTAACAACGTTGCTCTGTCAAAACTTTTAGGTTCAGGAACTACTACTTCTTTAGCACAATCCTTTGTAAGTATTGGAGGCGTGCAGGGAGCCTCATCTGCTTACGGCGGTACGACTAGCGGTGGGGGTTCAGGAACCTCAAAAGTTATTCTTGGCACAGGTAGCGAAAGAGAGTGGGCTACTGGTCTGCTTGGAAAACTTGGTGCTCCTGTTAGCGATTCTTCTATTAACGCACTTACAACTTGGATGCGTCATGAAGGCGGACATTGGAAAAACTCTGCTAACTACAACCCACTAAATACAACGTATTCAATGGCTGGGTCTACCAGTATGAACTCGGTTGGAGTCAAAAGTTATAAGTCTTGGGAAGACGGTTATGCAGCAACAGTCAATACTTTAACTGGAAAAAGTGCTGATGCCCGTGGTTACACTGCAATTGTAAGTGCTTTAAAATCAGGAGCATCAACAGACGCTATTTTAGATGCGGTAAATAAATCTGCATGGATGACTGGAAAAACTGGCGGTAGCCCTTACAAATTCCAAGGCGGTAGCACAAGTCTAAGCGTTGCATCTCCTTCTATGTCTTACAGTGGCGGTGGTGCTAACGTCACTATAAACGCTACCTTTAATAACGCAACAGAAAATGAAGCACGTCAATTAGTTCAGTTAGTAAAAAAAGAGTTAGAAAATTCTTTGTCTATTAGTACGATGGGAAGAAACTAATGTCAAATAACTCTATACAACCTATCTTCGTTGGCCTTACTACCAATAACATTGGTTACACCTCAATTTTAACTAGGGCTATTAATGACCCTAGGTATGCTGAAACTCAAAGACGTACCACGGTAGCAGACATCCAAAAAAGAGTAAAAACTGCTACCGAGTTAAAAAAAGACTTAGATACTGCAGTAAAGGCTCAAAAAGCAAACCAAAAAGCAATAACAAAATCAGCACAAGAGATTGCTGACTTAGACTCTAACTCTGACGGTATAGTAAACACTGGTGGCAACCAAAATACCTTGAATGCAAAGATTGCTGCGTCTAAAGTTTTAGACCAGAAAAAAGTAACCCTTCAAAAAAGCATTACAAGTCTTGAAAAAGAGATTATTAGTGCTGATAGAACTCTTACTAATCAAAGTCTATTGTTAGCCAAACTAGACTCAATTACGGGAGTAACTAGCAACGTTTTAATTAAAGGTGGAACAACCACTAATACAGACAACACCTCTGCAAATGGTCAAGCGGATGTAATAGTAGGGTACGTTTACAACATTCCTATGATGAAATCTGCTTATTTTTCTAATGCGGGTCTTCAATCTCGTTTAACAGATGCTGGAATTAATACACCAGCACCAATGCTTGATGCTCAAAAAGATGCGTTTAAAGGCAACGGTACTCGTGGTGCTATTCAAATGAATGCAGAAACCGCAAAGTACCTTAAAGAAAAACATAACTCTATTAAAGGCAAAAAAAAGGACTCAAATGCGTATGGGTTTGCTTTTCACTATAACCCTACTGCTGTTGGCCTTTCTTATGGAACATTATCAGATGTAGCCCCTGAGTTACTTCAATATGGCGAAGGAACAAAATTTAATCCTATTACCCCGCTTGGTGATAGCAAAATTTCTTTTACCCTGTATTTAAATCGAGTTGATGATTTAAGTTACATAACCCCAGATGGTTTACTACAAATGCGTGAAAAAGCAGGGGGAACAGTAAGGACCTTTAACTCTACTGACCTATACCCAGTACCAGTGGACACTCAAACTCTTAAAGAAATTTACCGAAAGGGCACGATGTATGACCTTGAGTTTCTTTTTAAGGCAGTACATAGCGGTAGCAATGATTACACAAGTGCACTTCGTGGAAAAACGAGTGATATTGGCTGGATTGCAGGTATTGCTGTTGAATGTCACCTGGGCGGAAACTTAAGGTTTTTAGGCAGAATAGATGGATTATCAGTTAATCATTTTCAATTTACTGAAAGAATGGTTCCTACACTAACTACTGTGACAGTTACCGTGTCTCGTTTCTACGATATTCCATCTGCATCTTTGAACAGGAAAAAATAAATGATTTTTTTAGATAGCAGATACGCTGACGGTAAAATTACTCGTCCTTACAACGTGCTTCGCAAAACGTATGAACTAACTGTTTTAAGGGACTTTCCCGATATAGTCTCCCAGTTTACTTCGTATCAATGGGTAGAAGGAGACAGAATCGATACTGTTTCTGCTCGTTTTTTTGGTGAACCTGAATACTGGTGGCAGATTCTAGACGCAAATCCTGAAATTATAAACGGCATGGAAATTCCAGTTGGAACAATCTTAAGGATACCTAATGTCGCTTAGAAATGTTAGCGAAGGCTATCAAGCCCGAATAAACACGTATTATTCAGTTACCTACCCTGAGTTTCCTTCAACTACGTTACAGCCATACCAAATTATTCTTCATCAAGAGGAGCGTTCTCACGATGTTGTAATTTTAAAGTACCAAATTTTTAGTAACTTCTTTTTTAAAGCGTTAAAAACGGGAACACCCGTAACTTTTTCTTGGAGAAACAGCCCGAAAAATAAAGGAAATTTTGTGGGCCACGTTGTAAAAGTAAAAAGGCTTAAGGCTGCTCAAACACAACAAGAACTTGAAATTCACTGTGTTGCATCTTCTTTTGCCTTAAAACAAACTAAAAACAACACTTGGAAAAATAAGACTGCTTCAGACATAGTTAAAGACATTGGAAAACAAACAAAATTAAAAACAGTAGTAACCCCTAACTCAACTAAATTCGGTCAAATTTCACAGTATGGAAAAAGTTATTGGGAATTTTTAAATGAACTTGCTTTTAAAATTGGCTACGTCATGTATGTAAAAGACGCTGTTTTATACTTTCAAGATATTGATGAAGTTATTGACAAGCAAGTTGGGTCAATCCCTCTTTTAAACTTTGAAGAAGAGTTTGCTCCTCCATTTCACTCTCCCATTGAAAGAACCTTAGATAAGTTTGAACCTATTGTGTCTGACCTTATTGAGGATGACGACCAGCCAAGAAAAAGCAACAAATTACTTTCAGGTGTTGACCCAATAACGGCTAAAATTTACGGAAGCAAAAAAACACCGACTTCAAGTCGAGGATTAAAGAAGGCTCAGTCTGAAGTCATCTTTGATGACAACACGAGTTTTGATGTTACAAATAGCAAGATGTTTGCCGACTCTTTGGCAAAAGGAAAAGCAGACAGGGCACGCATGTCAATGCCAGCCAAGTTTTCAGGTCAAGGGGATGCAAGAATTCGTCCTTACGGAGTTGTAGAGATTTCTGGAATTGACGAAACTGTTGATGGTTATTGGATGGTTAGAAGCGTTACTCACACCATGAATAAAGTTGGACACTACCAATGTGAAGGTGTTCTTGTTACAGATGGTCGTGGATTAAAGGTGCAACCTGCTCGTCGTACACAAACTGGCACTGTTCCTACACTAAACTTAACTAATAGGGGTAACGGTGAAAAAGTGACTAAAAGTAAAGCCCCTAAACTTTCACAACCACAATTTTCTTTTTCGCAATCTAAAAGCGGTTATACTCAAAACAAAAGAACGTGGAAGGCGTAATCATGGCAGAAATAGCAATCTCTTTACCCATGTCACTAGATGCTTATGGTCGAATTTCTTCAACCCAGTCTCAGCAAAAGATTTTTGCAGATAGGGTTTTATCGGTTATTGGAACAAACCTAAGAGAACGAGTTATGTTAGGAGCGTTTGGCACAAACATTACCTCCTACATTTATGGCTCTATTGAGCGTGCTATATCAGCCATACCAGACGAAATTTCACTAGCATTTGAGAAGTTTTTACCTGCCCTTACCTACTCAAATGCTAATGTTATTTACGATAACCAGACTGGAACTCTCCTTATTGATATTATCTACGAACTGCCAAATGGAGAAGAAACTTCGACTATTTTGGAAATCGTTGCAATTGCAAGTAAAAACCCACCAGTGCAGGAGGCCCTATAATGGCTGAAGACAACTTAGTAAATGTCGACTATACCAGTCGAGATTATTACGCCCTACGTGATGAACTTATTGCACGAATTAAATTTAGAGTTCCAGAATGGCAAGGGTCAGATGAGTCTGACTTTGGGTTGGCTCTGGCTGAGTCTTTTGCCTACATGGGAGATGTAGCCAATTACTACATTGACCGAATTGCAAACGAAAACTTTTTAGCAACAGCCACACAAAGAGAGTCAATTCTTTCTACGGCTGAAACCTACGGGTATGCTCCAAGTGGTTACTCAAACGCTTTAGTTGATGTTACTTTCTATAACAACTCAAATGCACAACAAGTTCTTCCTGCAGGAACTCGTGTATCAGGGGATATTATTACTGATGACGAAACTATAACTGTAACTTTTACTACCCTAGATGCAGTAACTATTCCCGCTTTTGCAAATAACACACGTGGAGAAGCCTCAACTCTATGTGAAGAAGGAATCTCTAACACTGTAGAGGCTGGCAGTGTTTACGGAGTTCTTTTAGGCTCTTCAAGCGGAACTGCTGAGCAAGCCTTTGATATTGACGATGACCCAGTTGTTTTAGACAGTGTAAACGTCTACGTTGAAAGCGGTAACACGTTTGGTTTGTGGACTCGTGTTCAACATTTAATTGACTATGGACCAAATGATGCGGTCTACACCGTGCGATTTGATAGCAACAATCGCTTATTCGTTGTTTTTGGCGACGGTGTTTCAGGAGCAATTCCTACTCTAAACTCTGCTGTTAGAGCAACCTACACTATTGGTGGAGGCAGTTTAGGAAATATTAAAACAGGAATTGTAAATACTTTAGAGTATGTTCCTGGGTTATCAGAACAACAGGTTGCTGCTCTATCAGGAATAATTGACGTAAACAACACCTCTGTAGGTGCTGGTGGATTAAACCCTGAGTCAGATGCTTCAATTAGAGCAAACGCTCCGTTGTTCTTACGTGCACAAAATCGTGCAATTACTCTTGACGATTATCAAAATCTTGCATTAGCAGTTGAAAACTGCGGAAAAGCAAAAGCAATATCTAGTGGGTATACCTCTGTCACTATGTATGTTGGCCCTCGTAGAGACGACATAGATGGCGACCCAACTCCAGGTATTGAAGAAATATCAAATGTTGCTACTCCAACAACAGAGTGGAACAACCTTCGTGATGCAGTGGTATCTTTTCTTTCAGACAAAACTTTAGCGGGAGTTAGCCTTACTATTACACAGCCTACGTATGTTCCAGTAACAATGAACATTCAGTACAAACTAGACCCAGCGTTTACTACAGCAGTAGCGGAGAGGACTTTAAAGCAAGCGTTAATCTCTAACTTTGGGTATAACTATGTGAACTTTGGAGAAAGAGTTTCTGTTCAAGATGTTGAGTATATCGTCAATAATCTCCCAGGAATTTTACGAGCAAAGTGCCAGTATCTATTTAAAACTGGTGGTTCTCAAGGAATTGCAATTATTCAAGCATTGGATAATGAGATTTTAAGTTTTGCAGAGTCAGACATTATCTTAGAGGCGACTTTGGCATAATGTATAACAATGTTGCAGATGCGGAAAAGTTTTTCGGTCAATACAGGGGGGTTGTTATTGACAACAGGGACCCTGAAGGCCACCGTAGAATCAAAGTAAAAATTCCTCAGTTAAACGATGTAGATGTAACTAACTGGGTCTGGCCTCAAGAAGTTTCTAGCGTACGCTCTGAAACCCCTGACATTGGCGACGGTGTGTGGATTATTTTTGAAG